GTCGCGAGGATCCGCTGAAGTGAAACGGAATGCCAGGTCGTCCGGATGTGCGTCCGCGAGGCTTCTAGAGCCGAGACCGGAAACGTGCTGGGTAGCGATTGAGGTGGGAAGCCCTGCTGGCTGCGGGAGAATCGACGGATTCCTGTCAGCCCGTTCCGATTCGCGAAGCGAGTGGCTGCCATAGGGTGGTAAGCGCTCGCGCATAGCGGGATGGTGCAGTTGGTAGCACATCGGACTCATAATCCGAAGGTCGCCGGTTCGAGTCCGGCTCCCGCCACAAGGCACGATATGTCCGTGGGAGGGCCAAGACTCCCGCTTGGAGCGGACCGCTGCACGCCTTCAGGGACGACGCCGCTTAACTGGTCGCGAACAACCCCGACGCCTTAGGTGACGGATCTGGATCTCCCAGAGGGAGTGAAGGATCCGGATCCGGGAATCTCGTCGGGGTTGTTGCCGTTCCTGGCCGGGCTTGTCGGGTTTCCCGGTAGCCTCCCGCCATGATGAAAAAACTAGCGATGATCGTCGGCGTGTTCGCGCTCGCCGGGACCGCCCTGGCTCCCGCCGCCAGCGCCGCGCCTCTGCCCGTCTGCACGGTCGATTACGACCTGTCTTCCCCGGCCGGTTACGCCGAAACCAGTGGCCACGTTTTCGTCGGCGGTCTGTCCGCCGTCAATCGTGTCGTGGTACTGAAGCGTGCCGACTGCGCCGTTCTGCCGGACGCGACCGCGTGGAAGGTCACCGGCCCTGGCTTCGTCGCCAGCGGCACCTTGTCCAACCTGGTTGATGACACCGTGCTGGTTACTCCGCCGACCAGAAACCGGGCGGCCGGTCTGCGTACGGAAGGTGTGAAGATCGAGATCACCCCGCCCGCCGCCGCTACGGAGACTTTCTTCCGTGACATCCGGCTGAAGCGCCGGACGACCGCGATCAAGACGGACGCCGCGCCGGAGCCGGTCCGGGCTGGGACCACGATCACGATCACGAGTCGCTTCAGCGTGGCCGACTGGTCCGACCAGGACTACGTCGCGCTGTCCGGCCGGACGGCCCGGCTCCAGTCCCGTAACCAGCCGGGTGCCTACGACGACAACCTGGTGGACGCCACGGACGTCACGAATTCGCGTGGCGTGGCCAGCCTGAGTCTGGTGGACACCACCACTCGCGTCTGGCGGTTCGACTTCAAGGGCAGTGCCACGCTGGGGCATGTCGATTCGGTCGGCGACCTGGTCAGGGTTCGCCCGTAACTCTCCAGATGAGCCCCATCGTCACCACGGTGGGGCTCATCTGCCAGTTCGGGGTATCCTCTGCGATGTGGCGACCATCCCCGTGGACATCCGAAACGCGCCCCTTGGCGATGCTCTCGCTGCCATCTTCGACGCCATCTCGGGTGTCCTGACTCGCATCGACAATCTGGAGAACATCATGGCCGAACTCGGCCCCGCCCTTGACCGTCTCGAAGCCGACACCGCCGCCATCCTGGCGCTCGTATCGACTGATGTCCCCGCGCTTCAGGCCGCTCTCGACGCCGAGCGCGCCGCGAACGCGACACTGGCTCAGGCCGCTCTTGACACTGCCGCCACCGAAGACGCGGAAGATGTGGCGCAGAACGCGGCGCTCGCCGACGCCGTCGCCGCCCGGGACGCCGCGACCGCTGAGACCGACGCCGCGCTGGCCCGGATCACCTCCGTCTCCGAAAACCTGGAGACGGCGACCAACCCCACGCCGCCCACCCCGTAGGGTTTACAACCGCTCCACAAGTGAACTAAGATCTCCGTGTTGGTGCAGCGAAATACCCGGTCGTCGTCGTCATGCCTCTACCGGGGGCCTACGCCGCCAGCCTGAACGAGCCCCGCCGGTCCATCGGTTGGGGCTCGTTCTAGTCGTCTCGTCTATGCTGGCCCGCATGGGTGGAGTCGGAAGTGGTGGAGCGCGGTCCTACAGCGGGCCGCCGCCGGACCCGAACGCGCTGAAGCGCCAGCGGGACGGCAAGGAATGGACGAAACTACCGGCCGTCGGCCGACTCGGACCGGCACCCGAATGGCCTCTAGCCGTTCCGGCGCCGAATGAGAACGAGTTGCTGAAGTGGCTTGAGATGTGGACGCTGCCGCAGGCACTGATATGGGAGGTCGACCACGCGTTCGACCTGGTGGCGTTCTACGTCCGGACCTACTTGGAGGCGATGCAGCACCGGGCCGGTGCCCAGGCCCGGATGTTCGTCCGGCAGTTGTCCAACGACCTGTACCTGGCCCCGGCCGCGCTGATGTCCGGCCGGTACGTCATCGATGGGACCAAGGAAGCGGACGCCATCGACGCCGCCGTTGCTGACCACGCCGCAGCCGCAGCGAACCCCCGCCGTCGCGGCCCCGGGAAGAAGTCGGCTCGCGACCGGTTCACCGTGGTTGGTGAGACTGGCCCGGCCGACGACGACGAGGAGCAGCCGGGAAACGACGTCGCGACCGGTGAGGCCACGGCCATCGACGACAACGAACCGCCGTTCTGAGGGCCGAACTAGATGAGCCAGTCCAGGATTGGCAGCGCTTCTACCTGAACAGGTGGTCCCCGAGTGAAGTGCGTGAAGATCGATGTGGAGAGTGCGATTCCCGAGGGGGAATTGGCGGACGGGTTGTTCAGCACCCAGATGAAGGAAGAACTGGCGAAGAAGATCATCGACCAGCATCGCCACACGGCGGATCAGATCGTGGACGGCGTTGGCGGCTCTCTTCGCACTGATCGGGTGCCCGAGTTCTACATCCGGCGCGGCTCCGACCTGATCGAAGGTGGCGACTTCCTGCTGACCGCCAGCCGCTGGGAAGCCTGGGTGCCGGACGGTTTCGATCCAGTGGCTGTCCGATGACCTGCCCGGCGTGCGGCGCCGAAATTGAGGTGCGGGTCAGGTATCACGATCTGCGTCGGACCCTGACAACGCTGAGTACTGAGGCGGTCAAGACAAGGCCGAACCCTGGATACGAAGGCCCCGATCTGATCGGATGCCGGTGCTGAGGGAGCCCCATGCCGCCGCCGGTCCCGCAGAATGAATATCTGGTCGACTTCCCTACCCTCTGGGTGGCAATCGACTGGGTCGAGCATCACTGCGTCATTCCTGACGGCTTCAGCAAGGGGAAGCCGTACGAACTCGCGGATTGGCAGACGTGGTTCTACGTCAACCATTACCGGGTCAAGCCGACCGCCCGGCTCGATGGCCGCCCGGCTGTGGGTGCTTCCGCGTTCTTCTACCGGCGCTCGCAGATCGTCATGCCACAGAAGGCCGGAAAAGGACCGCTGACCGCAAGCCAATGCTGCTTGGAGGCGTGTGGCCCGGCGTTGTTCGCTGGCTGGGCCGTCGAAGGCGACGTCTACCGCTGCATCGACCACGGCTGCTACTGCGGGTGGGAGTACTGGTATTCGGCCGGTGAGCCGATGGGGATCCCCTGGCCGACACCTCTCATTCAGATCACGGCATTCAGCGAAGAGCAGACCGACAACGTCTATGGTGCACTCCGGCCGATGATCGAAGCCGGGCCGCTGTCCGACATCATCCCCAAGACCGGTGAGGAATTCATCCGCCTGCCGGGCGGCGGCCGGATCGATACGGTCACCAGTAACAACCAGTCCCGGCTGGGCCAGCGCGTCACGTTCGTCCCGCAGGACGAGGTGGGCCTGTGGCTGCCCATGAGCAAGGACGGCAAGGGCGGCAACATGGTGAAAGTCGCCAACACCCAGCGCCGGGGCGCGTCCGGCATGGGCGGGCGGGTGGTGGAGACCACGAACGGCTGGGATCCGAGCGAGAACTCCGTGGCCCAGCAGACCGCGTTGAGCGCACTGGTCAAGCACGACATTTTCCGGCTGCATCGGCTGGCCCCGTCCACCTGGTCTTTCAGTGACAAGCGTGAGCGCCGCAAGATCCTCAAGTTCGTCTACCGGGGCTCCTGGTGGGTGAATCTGGACGACATCGAAGCCGAAGCGTCCGAGATCATGCTCACCGATCCCGGCCAGGCCGAGCGCTTCTACGGCAACCGCATCGTGGCCGGGCTCGGGCAGTGGATGGACGACGCCCTCTGGGAAGCGCACGAAGAGGACCGGCTGGTCCCCGAAGGCACTGCGGTCGCAGGCGGCTTCGACGGGTCAGAGAACGACGACTGGACGGCGATCCGACTGGAAACCCAGGACGGCTACCGATTCACCCCGCGCTACGGCCCGGACCGGCGCCCGGCCTACTGGAACCCAGCCGAATGGGGCGGCTCAATCCCCCGGGGCGAAGTCAATGCGTGCGTCGATGAGATCTCGCGCCGGTACCGGCTGCGGCGCTTCTACTGCGACCCCCGGGATTGGCGCAGCGAGATCGGTGAGTGGGCACTGAAGATCGGTGAGGAAGAAGTGTTCGAGTGGAGCACGTACCGCATTGACGCCATGTTCCTGGCCTTGAAGCGGTCCTACAACGACCTGAAGTCCGGCCGGACCAAGCATGACAAGGACCCGGTCGCGGCGCAGCACATCAGTAACGCCAGGAAGGTCGCGAAGCCAGGGGACAAGTACATCCTGGGCAAGCCGGACGCGCATAGGAAGATCGATATCACGATGGCGGATACCCTGGCGCATGAGGCCGCAGCCGATCTTCATGCCATTGGGCCGGATGCGTGGAAACCGAAGCGACGGCTCACCAGGGTCACCGGCCGCGCCCGATCGTATTAGGAGAAACAGATGGCTCTAGCCCTGGCGATCGCCCCCGACGTCGGCACTCCCGAATGGTGGGTGAACCGGCTGTACCTGGTGTTGCAGGACCGCCGTCCGATCATCAACAATTTCGATGACTACTACCGGGGCAATTTCCCCCTGCCGTGGCTGGCGCCGCAGGCCCGGGACGAATTCCTCCGGGTCCTGGCCATGAGCCGGGCCAACTACACGGGTCTGGTCATTGACGCGCAGTGCGAGCGGATGGCCGTCGAAGGCTTCTTCGTCACTGAGGACACCGACGGCAACCCAGACATCGACACCAAGAACGACGACCCGCTGGCGACCGACGCGGCGATGCAGCGAATCTGGCAGTCCAACAACCTGGACACCTTCTTCGACCAGGGTCTGCTAGAAGCAGCGATCACCGGCCAGTCCTACCTGATGATCGAGCGGAACGCGAAAGACCCCAAGACGCCGCACATTTACGTGGAGCATTCCAGCCAGGTCGTGCTCGCGTTCAAATCGGGGACGAACCGGCGTGAGGTGCTGGCGGCGCTGAAGGTCTGGACCGATGAATGGACGGGGCAGGTCTTCGCGACCTTGTTTCTGGAGAAGTCGATCCACAAGTTCCAGACGAACGGCACCAACCAGGCCGAATTTGCGATCCAGTCGCCGACGGGGGTCCCGGAGAACCGGCTGATGCCGATCTGGAACCTCCGGTCGGTGCAGAAGCAGGCCGCGCAGGGTGCGAATCCGCTCGGCTACGTGCCGATCTGGGAATTGCCGAACAACCCCCGGCTGCTGACCGGCGGTCAGTCAGAAATCTATGACCTGACCGACACTCAGGACCGGATCGTCAAGACGATCGTCGACCGGATGATGACTCAGGACTACGGGGCCTTCCCGCAGAAGTGGATTTCCGGTTGGCCGGACGAGGACGGGTCCGGCAATCCGACGCCGGAAATCGAGGTCGGCCGCGACCGGGTCATCACCACGGAAGTCGCGGAGACGAAGTTCGGCCAGTTCGCGGCGGCCGACATCCAGGGTTACATCCTAGCCAAGCAGGACGACGTGATTGACATGGCGTCAAGGAGCCGGACTCCGGCCCAGTATCTGCTGGGCAGCATGAACAACGTCAATGGCGACACCCTCAAGGCATCCGAGTCCGGCCTGGTCGCAAAAGTCCGCCAGCGGATGCGCGGCCACAACGACCCGCTGGAGAACGCGATGATGCGGGTGCGGGAGATGGCCGGGCTCCCCGCCGGTCCCGGCGTCAATATCGAGGTCCAGTGGCGTAACCCTGAGTTCCGCACTGAAGGCGAATTGGTGGACGCCTTGCTGAAGATGGCTGACCTCGGGGTGCCGGAGGAGGCGCTGTGGGGCCGCTGGGGTGCCACCCCGGAAGAGGTGCGCCGCTGGAAGGCCATGCTGGAAGACAAGATGAAGCGGGCCGCTGCTGGGGACGCCACGGTCATCCTCGCCGAGCGTTACCGGGCCGCCGCCGCTGGTCCGGCCGAAGCCGAGGCCGTCGCGAAGCAGGCCGAAGCGGTCGCGAAAGCGAAAGCCAACGGTGGCGGAGCGAACTCCAGCGGAACACAGCCCGGCCAGCCCAGGGGCACGCGCGGCCCCGGGAATGCCCGGACCGGCGGCCAGTCCGGCGGCAACGCCCGGTCTTCGTCATCAACCCGCCGGGCGAACGCGCCCAAGCCGAGCACCACCTAAGTAGAATCGTGGTCATGAAAAAGTCAATGGTCATCGTCCTGGCGGGTAAGCACTACGAACTGCTTCCGCATGCCGACGGGCGGCCCGGCTACACCTGCTGGTCGACGAAGGACTGGGCCTGGCCCGGCATCCCCCGGTGAGGTGGCCCAAGGTCCCCGAAGGGTATGCCGTGCGGGACGACCCGCTCTGGGGCTGGCTGCTGTTCCGTGTGCGCGGCGAGACGTTTACGCAGGTCGGCGGCATTTATGATTTCCGCTGGGTGGCAGTCCTGGCCGCACGCGATGACAAGGGGAAACTCAATGATCGGCATTGAAGAAGCCTGCGAAATCATGCATGACGCCTACGAGAAGGCAGCGGTCGGCGCTGGCCGGGAAACGCAACAGGCCAGCCGGAAACCGTGGGCCGACGTTCCGGAACCGAACAAGGTCACCATGCGGGCCGCCGTCCAGGCACTGATGGACGCACTGGAAAAGAAGCGTCGAATGGGGAGCATCGTCCAGCCTGATCGGATCGTCATCCATGACCACTGAGACTGGCGCCCCGGCCAGCACCCGGCAGGCTCAGATTCTGCTGGCGTCGGCGGCCGAGTATCAGGCTGAGCAGGAAGCGGAACGGCGGAAGATGATCGCCGCCGCCCTGGCGATCTGGGCCACCCTGGACATGAAACAGGTCTGGCCGTCGTGGACGATCGGCGGGCTCGGCAGCCGGATTTTCCTGCTGCTGTCGGCGCTGATGGAACTGGTCGCCGCCGACGCTAATGGCTACATCCGCAAGACCCTGGCCGATCAGGATCTGCTGTATCTGGGGCCGAACATCAATCCGCTGAATTTCGCGGGGGTCGCCTCTGACGGCCGGGACCTGGAGCAGTTGCTGCGGAGTGCGGTCATCAAGGTCCGCGAGGCGCAGCGGCGGGGCCTGTCCGATGAGCAGGCACGCGAGCGTGGCCGTAATTTCCTGGAACTGGTGCTGAAAACCCAGGTCGCGGATGCGGCGCGGGCGGCTGAGTCGGTCAGCATCACCGTGGCCGAGCCGGAGACCCCGGCCGGGAAGAAGGTGGCGGTCGGGTTCGTGCGGATGCTGACGCCGCCGTCGTGCGGGCGGTGCGCCGTCCTGGCCGGGAAGTTCTACAAGTGGAACAGCGGCTTCCTTCGCCACCCGCAGTGCGACTGCCATCACGTTCCGTGCACGGTCGCCGGATCGAACGAGATCCTCACCAACCCGTACGTCTACTTCAACTCCTTGTCCGAGCAGGAGCAGGATGACTTGTTCGGGACAGCGCAGGCCGAGGCGATCCGGGATGGCGCCGACGTCAGCCAGGTCGTGAATGCGGCGCGGACGGCTGGGTCGATGTTCACCGCCGACGATGGGAAGCGGTACACGAACGAGGGGACGACGAAACGCGGCTTCGCCCGGAAGGTGTCTGGCCGGGTCCTTCGCCCCACCGTCTGGCAGATCTATAAGGACGCGAACGGTGACAAGGCGGCGGCGATCGAGCAGTTGAGGAAATTCGGTTTTATCCTGCCGGACGCCCGTTGACACCTAGTGATTCCGAATCAGATATGCTGCGCTCAGAAGTGATCACGGCGCGATGCCACGATCATTCCGACACTTCGCCAGCGCGATGCTGGCGCGAACGGACGGCGCGAGGCCGTCAGACCCAGGGAGAACGCATGTCACTGTCCCCGTTCGATCCGCTCGGTTTTCGCTTGGATGGTCGCCCGTTCTGGGGCTTCTCCGGCGCCGAAGGTGAAGATGACGGTGGTGGTGATGATTCCGACTCGGACGACGATGCTGATGTCGACGACGACAAGGAGCCCGCTAAGCCTGCGAAATCGACCCTTCAGAAGGTGATCGACGAACGCAAGGCGGTCAGGGACGAATACCGTCCCTGGAAGGCGGCATTGCGCGAACTGGGTATCGACTCCCCGGACAAGTTGAAGGACTTGCTCACCAAGGGAGCCGCTGGCGCCTCGGGCACCGGCACGCAGAATCAGGTGGACCTCGACAAGGTGCGTGAAGACGCCCGTGCTGAGGTTCGGCTGGAATCCAATCGTGATCTCGCATTGGCGAAGGTGGAAGCCGCAGCCAAGGGCATGTTCGCCGATCCGGACGACGCAGTGTCGTTCCTCAAGAATCGTGTGGATGACCTGCTCGGCCGCGACGGCAAGCCGGACAAGAGCGCGATCAAGAGCGAGTTGGACGAACTGCTGGCCGCGAAACCGCACTGGGGTGTCGGCAAGCAGGAAGACATGACGTTCGACGGCGGTGTCCGGACTCCGGCCACGGCCCCGAAGACGATGGATGGCTTCCTGCGACAGGAGTCCGCGCGCAAGCGCGGTCACTAGCGGCCCCCGGCCTGGGGGTCGCATGACCCCCAGGAGATGCAGTGAAGAACCACCTTCGGGAGCCGATCGGCTTCCGCTCCGACGGGCGGCCGATTTACGGCTTCTCCGGCGGGGCCTACGACAGCCTGACCAACCGGTCGGACGTCGCACCGCTGATTCCTGAGCAGGTGTCGAACGAAATGCTGGGGAAGGCGACCGAAGGGTCAGCCGTCCTCGCGCAGTTCCGCCGGATCCCTGTGCAGGGCAACGCGATGCGCTTCCCGATCCTCACGGCCCTCCCCATCGCCTACTGGGTTTCTGGTGACACCGGGCTCAAGCAGACGACCGAGATGGGCTGGAGCAACAAGTACCTGACGATCGAAGAGATCGCCACGATCATGCCCGTCCCGGACAACGTGATGGAAGACGTGTCGGTCAATATCTGGGACGAGGCGCAGCCACTGATCGTGGAGGCGTTCGCCCGGGTCCTCGACTCGGCCGTCTACTTCGGCGCCAACGCGCCTTCGTCGTTCCCGACGAACATCATCGCCGCCGCCGCCGCCGCCGGTAACTACGTGGACTTCGGTGGAAGCACCGTGGCCCAGGGTGGCTTCATGGGCGACCTGGATAACCTCATTGGCAAGATCGAAGAGGACGGGTACGACATCACCGGCTACCTCTCCCCGGTCGCCACGCGGAGTAAGTTCCGCAAGGTGCGCGACACCCAGGGCCGGAAGTTGGACGAGTCCCGGGTAGGTGCGGACCTGAAGTCGGTCGACGGCGTGCCGATCCTTTACCCGATGCGCGGCCTCTGGCCGGTGTCCGGCGGTGTCGGCGTGAACGGTGTCGCGCTGCTCGGCGGTGACTTCAGCCAGTTCGTGGTCGGCGTGAAGTCCGGCATCGAGTACAAGTTGATCACCGATGGTGTGATCACGGACGACCAGGGCAACATCGTCTACAACCTGCCGCAGCAGGACATGCAGGCCATCCGGCTGAAGTTCCGTATCGGCTGGCAGGTCGCCAACACCATCAACAACGACAACCCGGACGGGGCCACTCGCTACCCCGTCGGCTACATCCGGACGGTGGGCGCGTAATGGGCATGAAGACGGTTAAGACGGTTGAGCGGGAGCCGGTAACCATCCTGGCCACCGGCTCGGACGTTATTGAGGCGCCGTTCACTGGCAAGGTCGCGGAGGTGACGTACACGGCGATCGCCGCCGTGACCGGCGCCGCGAGCCCGGCCAGTAGGACCCTCTCGGTCATCAACCACGGTCAGGCGGGCGTCGGCACCACCGTCGTCGCGTCCCTGGCCCTGGTGTCCGGCGTCAACCTCGTCGCGTTCGACGAGAAAGCGATCACCCTGTCCGCCACCGCCGCTGACCTAGTGGTCGTGGCGGGGGACATCCTGGAATTCCGGTCCGCCGCAGTCGGCGGCACCGGGCTGGTGGACCCGGGTGGCACCGTGTCCGTGACGTTCGAGAGGAATGACTAATGGCTGAGGCCAAGAGCACCACCGCCAAGACGGCTCCCGACGTCGCGCCGATCAGCCCTGGTGGGCTTCAGTACGGTGAGAAGGTCGGCACCCCACTGACCACCAACCCGCCCCGTGGCGTGGATGAGGCTCCCAGCACGCAGATCGCTGACGAGCCCGCCGCCGCCGCGTTGCAGAAGCACGTGCAGGATCGGGTCGACGCGGAAACCAAGCAAGGCTACCGGGGCGATGCGAACAAGAACCGGACGCCGAACTCGGCTTACACCCTCGCGGGCGTGAACCGTGGTGACGCCACCCCGGAAACCACGGTCCACACGCCGTCCAGCAAGTAGTCTTCCCCTCCGGCCCACCTCCCATTGGAGCGTGGGCCGGAGGTCCATACCTGAGGTGGAGGGGCCGTGCCGTTCAGTGTCAGTACCGCCGACATCGAGTCGCGTTGGCGCGTCCTCTCCGACAGCGAAGCCGACGTCGGGCTTCAGCGTCTGATCGATGTCGAACGCCAGTTGCGGGTCAAGCGGCCGACGCTGCTGGCGTTTTACACAGCGCTCGCCACCGACATGCCGCCGGTCACCGTGAAGACTGACCTGCTGGAAACGATCCGCGCTGTCCTGGCCGAGGCCGTCATCCGCTACCTGCGTAACCCTGACGTGACCGTGCGGCAGGACATCGGATCGGACGGGTCGATCGGTATCGGGTTCGACACCAAGACCGAAGGCGGCGCCTACCTTACCGATGACGACCTGAATGAGATCGACGCCGCAGCGGCAGC